CGAAGGTCGGGACTTTCAGAAATGTTTTGTGCAGGTTCAACAGAAAAAAGACCTTCAGGAGAAGAACCTTCTTGTAAATCCTGCTGAGAATCGAGCTTAGCAACAGCGTCGGCGGATGCCTTAAGATAATCGTACTGCTGGACTGTCATGTCACAGGTACTACCGTCTTTATACTGCACTGTATAGACAGTAACGCCGTCAGTATCAACCCAAGTTTTAATAATAGTAGGAATTTCCATTATTTATCACCTCCATCCCAAAGGCCACGGAGAACAAAGCCAACAAGCGAAAGCAGAAGACAAACCAAAATAAAATTGCCAAAAGTACCAAAGCCAAAAAAGGAAATAGAAAGAACATTAGCAATAAACGACGTAAAAACACCAAGAGCCGAAACAAAGTCTACCATGGCAACCAATCCTTAACGAACTTATAAATACCAAGACCGACAAGAAAAACGACAACGGCAATAACGAGAGCGCCACCAGAACCGAAAAGGCCAAAAACTGATTTGAAGAAATCAAGAAAACTCATCCGTCAACCGCCTTTCTAATGAACATTCGGAGAACAACAGCACCAAAGCAAAGGAGAGAAACAGAAAAGAGAAACGTGCCTAAATTCTGAAAAAGACCGCCAAGAAGACCAGAAGCACCGGAAGCAATATCTGAATCTACGGATGAAGCAGAATTCCAAGAATTCAAGTTATCCTTGGAGTCTTTTAGAGTACCGGAATCAATGCCAAATTCATTAGTAATGGCATCCTGCAAATCCTCGGGGGAATCGGAAAGCCAATCTCCAAGCTTAACTTCAGGAAGACGAGAAACAGGAACAAGGAGAGAAAAAGCGAAAGAACCCGTAGTATTAAAGTCAGAAGCAGAAGTAACAAAAGAATTAGAAGGCTTTCGAACAAAGACAAAACCGATATCAGAAGAAGGGACAGTATACCCAGAGGGATAAGGAACAAAAGAACTAGTCTTTAAAAGATAACGATTAGAGCTGAGATCGATATACCGAACAGCAGAATAATTATCAGGAGGAACAATAAAAGAAGAGGCACCACCCTGTAAACTATAGCCAGTTACATTAGATGAAGAAATCTGACGAAATGCAAAAGGATAAGAATAAAAGGGGGAAGATAAACTAAGAACATCAAAAGTATCGGTAGAAGAACCAGAAGAAGAACCGGCAGTATTACCGAAAGAAAGATTACGGTCTGAAAGACTAAAGGAAGAAGTTAAAAAACAATAAGTGCCAGACGCTTGCCCAGAAGAAGAATAAACGCGGACAACAGAAGTTTCAGCGGAAATGCCAGAACCAACAGAGAAAGAGGGAAGTTCAGACCAAAGACCAGAAGCACCACGAAGAGGATAAGGAAAAGCGCAAGCATAAGCATAAGTTTTGTCAGAACTATTAGCTTGATAATTAACATCAAACGCATTCGTAGAATAAGAAATAGAATACGGCAATGTATAAGAAGAGCCAGATACAGCAATAGGAGAGCAAAGAAGTTCTAAGTAATCTACACCAAGATAATTAAATTTACGCCAAACAAACCAAGAACCATGATGACGATAAAAATCATCAAGAGAGGGCATATCAGCTGCCGTATCAGATACGGCAAAGGCAGGAACAGAAAGAGAGAAAACAAGAATCAAAGACGCGACAAAGGCGGCGAAGCGCTTAAATAAGCACCGCTTCTTTTTCATCACTTAGACACCACCTTTCACGGCATCGAATAACGGAGGTCAATCCGTAATGGTTGCGGGGTCTGGATTCGAACCAGAAGTTTCACATTCAGAGTGTGACGTGCTACCATTGCACCACCCCGCCATGTGAGAGCGGCGAAGCGCTCTCCCATAGGTAATGAAATGGAGTTTGAACAAAGGAAGTTAAACTTCCTCAATTCCGAGAAGAAACCCGTTACGGTCAAAGTCGAGGTCATACGTAGTGCCGACAACAATAAGCGCATACGGCATCATACGAGCGTCAACATTGATTCTATCAACCTGCACACCATCATTGTCATCGTTTGCACGCATCGAATATTCGGCCATAAGAGTAGTAAAATCATAGGCTTTGCCCTGCTTAGAAGTGCCAGCGCGGCGGGACTTACCAACTACAGTAACTTTCATAGAGCGACCATCCTTTCATTAGAATAAAGTTATATCATCAAACCCGACTTCACTAAAGGGAGAGGGGTCATCAGCAACTTCGGCAAATTCCTCAACGGCAATGCGGGAAGATTCCGAGAATTGCGCAACTTCCTGTATCAAAGCCATAGGGGAGAACGGGAGACGCTCGTCATAGAACTGCTCCCACTTAAAACAAGCGAGTAAAAGGAGCTCAGGACGATAAAGCAAAATATCAATAATCCGATGACCGAACACATTAGCTACGTAGGACATTTTTTGCTCTTCAGTATGGATAGAAACGAAGAACTTTTTAGCAAGGTCAGCGCTAAGGGGATGACAAGAATCATCAGTGTAATGAATGCCACGGGCTACAATATCGGTCACGAACTCCATATCGTCCCAGCCATCGGGAAGAAGAAATTCATTTCCGTAACGATTCCAAACTTTACGAAGATAAGCGAAAAGCTTATCAGGGTCTTCATAGTAAAACCAGAAAAGCGGAGAAGGGTCATAGACGGAACGAGAACCAGAACGGACACGAGAAGTAAATTTCAATTCCATCTCATAACGAATGATATAGGAATCATCAGGGCAGTCCAGAAACTCACCAGAAGCGACACAAAGCTTTTTTTCGGGGTCTTGAAGCGATTTATTATAAATGCGACAGAAGACCGCGGAAGACGTTCTGCGACCGATATAAACGGTAGTAGAATCGCCATAGCCCTGATACATAATCTTACGAACCTTTCGGGCTTTTTCAGGGTTGTTCATCTCATCAACAGAAGCAGAAATGACACCCAGATAAAACTCGCGCCAACGTTGCTTTGTCATAACAACGTCAAAACAAAAGTCAAGACGGGAAAAATGGCCGAAATCATGTCCTTTCATCAGCGACGCGAGACGCGGCAAGGTGGAGCGGAAAAGCTCACAACCATGCCCAGACACTTGCAAAGAGTGCGGAGCCTGTTTCGCGCCGTTGTTCGGCTTAAAGAAAAGGCCAGCAGGGGAATTGTATGGGGAATTCTCACTTGCGTTAGAAGTCTGCGAAAAATGTAAATCGCACTGAGCAAGCGCATTTTCAATCATGGAAATAGAAATCGAACCTTGCTCAAAAGCTAACGTAGCATAATCAAGCTTAACAACCGTTTTCATATAAGAAACCACCTTTCACTACCATGGCTAAATGTTACCACAATATGAAGGAGCTGTCAAGAGGAAATTGGAAAAGGGTGGGCGTATTACATGCACGCCCACCGCCTCCCGCCGCCACGACAGACACTACGTATCGGAAGACCCTGCAAGCCTGTTTTGGAAGGGCAAGGGCTTTGCCCTTGCGGGGACGGGGGACGCGGTGAAGACGCTATCGCGTGAATAAACGTAGCAACTGCTAAAAAAAAAACAACCCCCCTGACCCTAAAGGGCACGGGGGGAAGTTTTTTATTTAGATGGGGTCTTGCTGATAACCTGCTCTGTATCGTATTCTAAAGCACTTACCTGCTTCACGGACTTGGGGATAGTATACCACCTTGCCCGGCCTGCCTTGCGCACCGTGTTGACCAGCTCTTGACCTCCCTCAGGGCGATGCTCCATAGCAATGCAAGAGCGATAAGGAGTAAGACGGCAGAACCAGCCAATGCGGTTGCAAAGGTAAATGCGGTCGCAAAGGTCACGGATCTTTTTGTCAAAGTCCATGGTCTGAGACGATACAATAATAGTCAAGTGATACTTGCGTTGCATCTTGAAAAACTCGACAGCTTCTCGGGGCATACTTTTGAAGTCGCGGTTGGAATGAAGAACGCCTATTTCATCAATAAGAATAAGGGAATCAGGGAGAAAGGTCTGTTGCCAATATTCCGACTCTAACTCATAACCAATACCCATATTGCTATATATAAGCCCCTTATTAGAACGAAGCCACTTATTAGCAACGCGAGACATATACAGAGATTTGCCTGAGCCTTTTGAACCAACAACAGCCTCAAGTTTGTAGGGGTTTTTGCAATAGTTATCGATATAAACAAAAAGCCAGCAAATGCAAAAAATAAGAAGACCATAAAGCATAACAAATAATCCTTTCTAAAGGCGAAAACGTCGCCGACCATTAAAATGGTCGGCGGCGTTTTCTCTCAACGTTTAACTACGACCGGGAATCCAGCGACGAAGAATCCGGAGAACGATACCCGCGATAGTGAGAATAACAAAGACGAGAAGAATAGGCTGGGACTCATAAAAATCAATGAGCTGACCCATCCACGTAACCATCGATGTAAAGAACTCACCGACCAAGGAAAGCAGCGTAGCGAGAATAGACGTAGCGGCCTGAAGTCATCACCCTTTCAAAAAAATATTTATGGCACCTGTCACGAACGAAACAGGAGAACCAACATAGAAAAAACAGCAGCGAAAATAATGAAATAACCAACTTCGGGAACAGAGAAGATTCCGAAACAATACTGAAGAGGAAGAATTTCCATTAACTCATGCGCCCCCAAATCGCGTTTTTAATCCAAGTAACAGTAGTAACGAAGACAAGGACAACAAGCAAAGCAGAAACGCAAGCTTGCGGGTTGAGAACCTGAGTTGTAGTAGTGGAATCCTCCTCATAAGGAAGCTGAATAAGTTGAGTCGAACTATTATAGGAGTACCTTTCAGACGTATAGCCGGACTTGTGCACCGTCTCAGAGCGTTCGATGAAAAACGTATCACCAAACCAATCCATAATAGAAGTGAAACTATTAGAGACATTAGGGAGATTAGCATACAAAGCCGGAGTATCTGCGGCGCGGTCATCATAAGAAGTTAAACTCCCTTCAAACGGCAAATCATCTTCCTGCGGAACATAGTCTTCGCGAAGGTCGGGACTTTCAGAAATGTTTTGTGCAGGTTCAACAGAAAAAAGACCTTCAGGAGAAGAACCTTCTTGTAAATCCTGCTGAGAATCGAGCTTA